TGCCGCTTTACACGCTTTCGGATGCACTTCGCATCTTTGCTCCTGTCGTCCACGACGTAGTGGATGTAAGCGACAAGCGGAAAATGTCCTACAGCCGGGTCTATGTCATGGACGATACGGATTTCCGGCTCCGGCAGTCCTTTGAGATTTCAGGTGGCACAGAGCGAAGCCTCGACCGTGGCCGTGTGGATTCCCTCACGATCTCCACGGAGGCTTTTGAAACTCTGACCGGAATTGTGATCCACCCGTTCGTGACCGAGCCTTTTATAAATGGCGCAAATATCCATGCAAAGGCACTGAGTGAAACGCACTACACCATGCTTTCGGATGGTGCGGCTGTCCTTGTCGGGAGCATGACTGAAACCATCGAAGGCGCAGCGCGGACAATCGACCGTGGAAGCCTTGCGGCATACAACCTCGGCCTTACTAACTACGAATCAATATCAGAACTGGAGGTGCAAAGTGGCTGATTATTTTTCCATCAAAGAAGTGCTGTCAAGCACCGACAATATGACCATCATCCGGAACAACTCCGGAAATGACGATGGCACCGATACCCTGACCGGTGTCAGCTGGTTTACCTACAACAACGTGTCGGCGGCGAACATCTATGTGAACGGAAACTCGTGGATGGGTATCGGCACAAATGCAGAGCAGGTAAAAGTCCATCGCCGGGACGCAAAAGTCTGGACGATTCGCCGGGAGGAAGGCACGATCTACGGCTATTACAATTTCCTCCGCATCCGCTGGGAAGGCTATACCAACTACGGCGCTACAAGTGCAGATGTGCGGCTCGTCTGGGATCTGCTGCTTCTCGATACCGGCGACATCGTTCTGAATTTTGAAACCGTACCGACAAACACCTCCTACTTCGGAGAGTGCGTCCTTGTGACCGGCTCCGGAAATATCTCATTCACACCGGCAGCCGGAGCGCAGATTGCTTTTTTGCATCAGGACGATACCGGGATGGCCTTCCTGCGCTCGGATGCGCTCCCGGTGCTTCTTGACCCGTACAACCGCCGGTACCTTATCACGGATGCAAACGGCGACCTTTATACCGTGGAGGACGGAGCCCTCTTGAGACTCGCGGAGACAGAGCTTACCGCAGAGGTTTTCGAGACCTACGGTGTGCAGGATATCCCGGACGGTACTTTGCTCCTGACGCTGACCGACCCGACCATCCTTTACTGGCATGATTCACAGAACCGCTTTCCACCTTTCACGGCAAGCTATACCGGAGTGCCGAAACCGCAGACCATCTACTCGGAAAACATCGATATGTCCGATGCCTCGATCATCGGTATTGAGAAAGTCACCGTCGATGCGGATGACGCAGCTCTCTTTGCCGTTTCCTTTGATGCTGGAGAAACATGGTGGACGTATTCAAATAACACATGGGCGCAGCTGTCTGAGGAGCAGTCCGGCATGACAAAAGCGGCGCTTGAAGCCATCAGCACGGACGCATGGTCGCAGAAGGCCATCACCGGTCAGCTTATGTACCGCATTATCATAAGCGGCGCAAACGGCTATGTGCGCTCCATCACTACAGACTATCTGAACACGGAGGAATGATTATGCTCAAAGGAAAAAGCGTTATAGAGCTCACCAATGTAAAAACCGGTGAGAAAGAAATATATGAGGACGAGAACCTCGTCACCGAGGCCGTCTTTGATGTCCTGAATACAAACCTGCAGGGCACGATGTATGACAGCCCATATTTTGACAGCCAAAGCGGCGAAGCATGGCTCCTGCCGATCTATTCAAGACTTACGGGCGGCGTCCTGCTCTATCAGAACGAGATTGAGGAAGACCCGACTCTGATTTATGCTCCGCTCGATAATCCTCTGGTCGGCTATGCCTCCAACGATGTGAATACCACAGAGGATGTGCAGCGCGGCAGCCGGAACCTGACAGAGAGCAAGGCGGTCGATGGCGGCTTCAAGTATGTCTGGGACTTTGCGACCTCACAGGCCAACGGCACCATCTCCTGCATCGCTCTGACGAATATCCTCGCTGGGCGCGGCTGCAAGTATACCAACAACTACTTCGTGCAGCTGAAATCCAACAATGTCATCGACGGCGAGATCAGTAACAATGACTACCGCCACAACCACAGAACCTTCATCGGCGAGGGCTACCGTCTGGAGCTCGTGGCAATCCACAACCAGACATCCGTGACGCTCCGGAAAGTCTCGGAGGATTATATCCACGCCCGGCTCATGATCCGAACCTTCATGCAGATGGCAACGGAGGCCACAGAGGAGACCACCATCGAGCTGAACCACTACCCTTATTGGACGCACTTTGTGGGCGGCAGCAAGGATGATACGGATGCGCCTTACTGGAACGATGAAACCCGCATGGACTATCTTTTCCATGCGGCGGACGGCAACTGGTACGGCATCGCCCGAAAAGAAATCCGCACCTATGTGGGGATGAGCTACGGCTCGGAACGATACGACCGCACCGGCTTCGAGTGGTTTCTGGATAAAATCAGCAATGGTCAGTGTACGACGCAGAGAATTGTGCTTCCGAACGACGCCACGGACATTTACAACATCGGCATGAGTGGAAAATGGCTGATGTTCGCCATCGGCTCTACAGTTTATCGCCTTGATACCACCAACGTGGCCAATGTCGAAGTCGTGCCGAATGTCGCCTATAATAACGCGCAGCAGTTCACTTTCTGCGTGGACGATGATGTGGTCATCAACGGCTGGTATTTCTACAACGGAGAACCGAAGCTCTATGTCCGAAACAAGGTCACAACTACGGATGGTGAGACATGGGGACAGCGGATGATCTCCCGTTACAAGACCTACGCCTATCAGGAATACTTCTACAGCTACTACGGCTATCACTTCCGCAAGGAGCTGTATTTATACACGCCATACCTCGCCACCATTAACAACCTATCCACGCCTGTTATAAAGACGGCGGACAAAACGATGAAGGTCACCTATACGCTGACAGAAACGGAGGAAGCATGAAACAGTTTGAAGTGCCATATAACCTTGACCCGGAATATCCGGAAAAGCTCCTGCAGCGTCCTGCCCTGATTCCGTACATCGACTGCATCTATGCTGCCGCTTGGAAGGACGACTGCGAAAACACCCGCTTTGACATCACCTACCGGGACAGCTACCCGAAGTCCTATGAGGAATATGTCTCGCGCATCAAAAGCCTGCTGGCTCTTGGCATCTCGGTCTGCATCCTCGCCCAGAAGAAGGCGACGCTCACCATGATCCGGAAATACCGCTCTCTTGGAATCCATCAGTTCATCCTGAACGATGACAAGCTGGCCGCAAGGATCAAGCAGGAGTATCCGGAGGTGCGGCTTACGCTCTCCATCACGCGGGCGCTGACCTTAAAGGAGCTGCAGGACGGTGACTTTTCCATGTATGACCGGATCGTGCTCTTTCACTGGTTTGCGAGACACTTGGACTCCCTTTCGGAGCTTCCGGCAGGCTACCAGTACACCATGATTGCCAACAGCGCCTGCTATCACGATTGCAGGTGGCATGATGCGCACTGGTTCTTAAAGGGCTACACGCCTGAAAAATATCATGAGGACTGCGACCGCATCTGCTCACAGTGTTCGGCCATCCTCGCGGAAGGCAAACAGCAGTCAGCGTACATCGAGCCGGAAGACCTCAGATATTTTGACCCGTATGTGGCCTGCTACAAGCTGGTCGATAGGTACGATGATACCGACGCGATCTTCAATAACCTTTATTCCTATGCGACCCGCACCGGCAGCGGCGGGAAGCCAAGAGAATATTACAACTTAAAGCCTGTTTTCTGATCACGGCAGCGCCAATGCGGCAGCTGCTTTTTTCATGCACAAAAGGAGGAATCGCAACATGAAAGAATTCTGGAACACCATTCAACTCATCTTCACGGCCATCGGAGGCTGGCTCGGCTGGTTCTTGGGAGGCTGTGATGGCCTGATGATCGCACTCATCATCTTCGTCGTGACGGACTACATCACCGGCGTCATGTGCGCCATCGCCGATAAGAAGCTCTCCTCGGCGGTCGGCTTCAAGGGCATCTGCCGCAAGGTGCTGATCTTCATTCTGATCGGCATCGCAAACGCCCTCGACATCTATGTGCTCGACCATGCCGGAGTGCTTCGCACAGCAATCATCTTTTTCTACATCTCGAATGAAGGACTGTCCCTCGTGGAAAACAGCGTCCATCTCGGCCTGCCGGTACCAGAAAAGCTGAAGGAAGTCCTCGAACAGCTCCACGACCGCGAAAGCAACGATACCAAGGAGGGCAAGTAACATGGCAAGAACAAAAGGAATTGACGTATCCCACTGGCAGGGAACGATTGACTGGAACAAGGTAAAGGCCGCTGGCATCCAGTTTGCCATCATCAAGGCTGGCGGCTCTGACGCTGGCACCTATACAGACAGCAAATGGGAAGCAAACTACAAGGGAGCCAAGGCTGCCGGTATCCCTGTCGGCGCTTACTACTTCGTCGGAAAAGACTGCGTGACGGCTGCTGCAGGAAAAGCCGACGCAGAACGCTTCCTGAAAATTCTCAAGGGCAAGCAGCTGGAATATCCGGTCTATATGGATAACGAGGCGCAGCCTGCCTCTGCCAAAGTCGGGATCACAGAGGCCACCATCGCTTTCTGCGAGACGATGGAAGCTGCCGGATACTTCGTCGGCATCTACGGCTCTGCGGTCTCTGGATTCAAAGAGCGTATGAATGACAGCAAGCTCACGGCCTACGCCCACTGGGTAGCGCAGTATGCCAGCAAGTGCTCCTACAAGGGCGACTACGGCATCTGGCAGTATTCTTCCAAAGGCTCTGTTGACGGCATCTCCGGGAATGTGGATATGGACTACGGCTATATCGATTATCCGTCCATCATCAAGACCTGCGGCTTCAACGGATATGCGAAGAAAAGTACGCCTGCTCCTGTGAAAAGCTCCCAGAGAGACAGCGTTGTCGCTCAGGCCAGAGCATGGCTTGGAAAGAACGAGGCCGACGGCAGCCACCGGGAGATCATCGATATCTACAACAGCAAAACGCCTCGCGCCAGAGGATACAAGGTCTCGTACACAGACGCATGGTGCGCTACCTTCGTTTCGGCGGTCGCCATCAAGTGCGGACTGACGGATATTCTTCCGACCGAATGCAGCTGCGGAGAGATGATCGCCCTTTTCAAAAAGCTCGGTGAGTGGATTGAAAACGACGCCTATGTTCCGAAGCCCGGCGACATCATCTTCTACGACTGGCAGGATTCCGGTTCTGGCGACAACACCGGATGGCCGGATCACGTCGGTATTGTGGAGGCTGTCTCCGGAAGCACCATCACGGTCATTGAGGGAAACAAGAGTGATGCGGTCAGCAGACGCACGCTTCAGGTCGGCGGTAAATACATCCGTGGCTATGGCGTCCCGAAATATGTGGAAGGCTCCGGCAGCACTCCTGCACCAGAACCTGCTCTTACAAAAACCGTGGACGAGCTTGCCAAGGAAGTCATCGACGGCAAGTGGGGAAATGGCACTGACCGTAAGAACCGCCTGACCGCTGCCGGATATGACTACGCTGCCGTTCAGGCCAAGGTCAACGCTCTGCTGAAGAAGCCCGCTGCTGCTTCACCTGTCTGGTACACCGTGAAGTCCGGCGATACGCTCTCTGCCATTGCCCGGAAGTATGGTACCAGCGTTTCCGCGATCCAGAAACTCAATCCGACGCTCATCAAGAACGTCAACCTCATCATCACCGGCTGGAAAATCCGCGTGAAATAATATCTCATTTGCTATGCCTGCGAGTGTTCTTCGGAATGCCCGCAGGCTTTTTTTATTTTTCTCCGCTCAAAACGGCTTCCCATCTCCAGTGGAAACTGGAGGTGGATATGTTATGGCAGACAAGAACGTAAATGCTGGCTCTGAATATTTTACGCAGGAACGCATTCAGGGCGATCTGGATTATTACATGGCTCAGGATATCGGGGAAATGATGCTCAATTCCGGCCTGATATCTGTGGCTGAATTCAACAAATTAACCGCCATCAATCGGGAAACTTTCTCTCCATTGTTCTCGGAAATAATGCCAAAAATACCTTGATATGTAGTCGCTTTAGAGTGATGTATAGACGTGCGGAAAGGAGGTACGAACTTGAAGAAAGTAACTAAAATCGCAGAAAACAAAGGCTCCAAGGTCGCCCTCAAGAAGATCCGGGTAGCTGCATATTGCCGCGTCTCTACAGATTCAGACGCACAGCTCGAAAGCCTCGAAGCGCAAAAGATCCACTACGAGAATTACATCACCTCGCGTGACGACTGGGAATTTGCCGGGCTCTACTTTGACGAAGGCATCACCGGCACAAAGAAGGATAAGCGCCCTGAGCTGATGCACCTTGTTGATGACTGCAAGGCTGGTAAGATCGATTTTGTCATCACGAAGTCCATCAGCCGGTTCAGCCGAAACACCACGGATTGCCTTGAGCTGGTACGGAAACTTCTCACGCTGCACATTCCGATCTTCTTCGAGAAGGAAAACATCAACACCGGCTCAATGAAAAGCGAGCTCTTTTTGGCGATCCTCTCCAGCATGGCCGAAGGCGAGTCGGTCTCGATTTCGGAGAACAGCAAATGGTCTATCCAGAAGCGTTTTGAGAACGGCACCTTTAAAATCAGCTACCCGCCCTACGGCTACGACTGGAACGGCGAGCAGATGGTCATCAATCCTGAACAGGCAGCCATTGTGAAGGAAATCTTCACAGCTGTCCTTGCCGGGAAAAGCAGCAACGCCATAGCGGACGACTTGAACGAGCGCGGCATTCCTTCCAAGAAAAGCGGTCACTGGACAGCGACCACCATTCGCGGAATGCTCTGCAACGAGAAATACGTCGGCGACTGCATTTTCCAGAAGACCTTTACCGACTCGGCTTTTAACCGTCACGTCAACTATGGCGAGAAAGACCAGTACATGCTCCACGATCATCATGAGGCAATTATCAGCCGGGAGGACTTCGACGCTGCGCAGGCGCTGATCAGACAGCGGGCACGGGAAAAAGGCGTCGTCAAGGGAACCGAAAAATACCAGAGCCGCTACGCCTTCTCCGGGAAAATCATCTGCGGAGAATGCGGCGACACCTTTAAGCGAAGGATTCATAGCTGCACCGGCTACAAATACATCGCATGGTGCTGCAACACCCACATTCAGGACAAGAGCCGCTGCTCTATGCTTTTCGTAAAGGACGAGGTCATCAAGCAGGCTTTCGTTACCATGATGAACAAGCTGGTCTACGGGCACCGGGCGATCCTGAAGCCTTATCTGGAGGGACTGAAAACATCCTCTTCTGACGACTCGCTTCGGCGCATTCAGGAAAATCAGACCCTGCTGGCGCAGAACACAGAGAAGCGTGAAACCCTGACCATGCTCATGACGCAGGGCATCATCGATCCGGTTCTTTACAACAAGGAAACGAACGGTCTGCTCTCGCAGGCAGACAGTTTCCGAAACGAGATTGAGTCGCTTAAAAATGAGGTCTCCGGAGATATGACAAAGGTCAACGAGACTACGGCGCTTCTCCACTTTGCAGAAAAAGGCGGGATGCTTCCTGCTTTCGATGAAGAACTATATGACAAATTTGTCAGGCGCATCGTAATTCGCTCAAGGCAGGATATTTGCTTTGAGCTCAAATGCGGTCTGCGGCTGACGGAAAGGATGTGATGATATGGGACACACGCCTTACGGCTACATAATTGAAAACGGGTGCGCCCTCATCGACGAGGAAAAAGCTGGCAAGATACGAAAACTTTATAAGAATTATCTCTCTGGCATGGCACTTAACAAGGCTGCGGCAGAAGCCGGAATCGAAACCTATCACAGCACTGCAAAACGTCTGATGGAAAACCCACACTACCTTGGCGATAACTTCTACCCGGCCATCATTGACCGAGAGACCTACGACAAGGCTTCCGAAGAGCGCCTCCGCCGTGCCGGTAAGCTGGGCAGGCTGAACCGGAAAAAGAAGGCGAAGCCCGCTGCGATTCCAACACGCTTCCATTTTGCCGAAGCGGAAACTGAGTACGAAGATCCACGGCTGCAGGCAGAATACCTCTACAGCCTGATCGAAAGCGAGGTGAGCTGATGGGAAATGTTATGGTCATTCCGGCCAGACGGCAGGTCGGAAACAATGTAAAGAAGGCCGAACAGCCGAAGCTCCGTGTCGCAGCCTACTGCCGAGTCAGCACAGATTCCGATGAACAGGAAACCAGCTACGAAGCGCAGGTCACCCACTACACCGAATACATCCAGAAAAATCCGGACTGGGTGCTGGCGGGCATATTCGCGGACGACGGCATCTCCGGCACCAACACCAAAAAACGTGACGAGTTCAACCGCATGATCGACGAGTGCATGGCCGGAAACATCGACATGATCATCACGAAGTCAATCAGCCGTTTTGCCCGAAACACTCTCGACTGCCTGCAATACATCCGGCAGCTAAAGGACAAGAATATCCCTGTCTACTTTGAAAAAGAGTCCATCAACACAATGGACGCCAAGGGCGAGGTGCTGATCACGATCATGGCGAGCCTTGCCCAGCAGGAAAGCCAGAGCCTTTCGCAGAATGTAAAGCTCGGCCTGCAATACCGCTACCAGCAGGGAAAGGTGCAAATCAACCACACCCGCTTCCTCGGCTACACCAAGGATGAAAATGGCCATCTGGTAATCGACCCGGAGCAGGCAGAAATCGTAAAGCGCATCTACCGGGAGTACCTCGAAGGCTCCAGCATGGATAAGATTGCCGCAGGTCTTGAAGCGGACGGTATCCTCACCGGTGCCGGAAAAACAAAATGGCACACCAGCACCCTCAACAAAATCCTCCGCAACGAAAAGTACATCGGAGACGCCCTGCTGCAGAAAACCTATACCACGGACTTTCTTACCAAAAAGCGGATCAAGAATAACGGCACGGTGCCACAGTACTATGTGGAAGACGACCATGAAGCTATCATCCCGAAGGAGCTTTTCATGAAGGTGCAGGCCGAGCTTGTTCGCAGGCGGGTAGTTCACACCAGCCCATCCGGCAGGAAGCGCATCTTCTCCTGCAACCACTGCTTCGCGCAGATCGTTTTCTGCGGAGAATGCGGCGAGCTTTACCGCCGAGTCCACTGGAATAACCACGGCTGCAAGTCCATCGTCTGGCGCTGCATCAGCCGCTTGGAAACCACCTCGGCAGAGGTTCCCTGCGAGAACCGGACGGTCAACGAGCTTCTGCTTCAGGATGTCACGATTAAGGCATTCAACAAGATTCTGACCGAAAGAAAAGCCTTCCTGAAGCAGCTGCGGGAGAACATTGCCAAGGCCGTGGTCAGTGCCGACACGCTTTCACCGGACGGCATTCAGGCACGGCTGGTAGAGCTCCAGCAGGAGCTTATCAAGAAGGCCAACAGCAAACAGGACTACGACGCCATTGCCGATGAGATTTTCCGGCTCCGGGAACAGAAAGAAAAGTCCGAGGTGGACAGCCACAGCCGGGAAGAAGCCATGAACCGGATCAAGGAACTGCAGGACTTCATTAGCCAGCAGAAAACAGCGATCACAGACTTTGACGAGGATCGTGTCAAACGCCTCATCGAAAAGATCACCATCTTTGCCGACCACTTCACAGTCGAATTCAGATCCGGTATCAGCATCGATATTACAGAATAAGAGCAAGTCGCCCTTGGGAATTATCCTATAGGGTGGCTTGCTCTCTTTATTGTCAGTTTCAAATTTGAATTTACAGCACCATTACAAGTGTCCCGGCTGTAATAAGAACTGCTCCGATCGCTGATTTAACAGTAAACTCTTCGTGCAAAAAAACGAACGCCAGTACAAGAGTTATTACCACACTGAGCTTATCAACAGGAACGACCTTAGATGCCTCTCCCATCTGCAAAGCCTTATAATAGCAGAGCCAGGATGCTCCTGTTGCCAAGCCTGACAATATGAGAAATATCCAGCTCTTTTTATTTATACCTGAGATTCCGGTCTGGGCATGAGTAACAAACACCATAAGCCATGCCATGCCGACAACCACCACAGTTCTGATTGCTGTTGCAAGATTTGAATTAACTCCCTCAATTCCGACTTTTGCAAGAATCGATGTCAGTGCTGCAAATACAGCTGACAACAACGCAAATATCCACCACATAAAATGTTCCCCCTAAAATCAAAGTTTTTCTTGTTAGACATTCTCGTAGAAAGCCTTTATTTTCAAGCCTTCCCACCTTGACATCTAATCCACAGCCTCAACCTACTGGGCATCTAATCTGGCAACTCAACCCCTGACATCTAAACCGGCAACCCAACCCTATCACATTTTTTCCACAAAACCGCTTGGATAAGTTACCGCAGAGCGTTTGTCTACTCGACCACTCTCGAAGCGGTCGGAAGCCGAAAAGCGCCTGTTTTCAAGGGCTTTCACACACTTTATCCCTTGACCCTTGACATCAATACTACCGTCTCAACGTGTGATAGTTAGGCTATTAAGGAAACATGTCCAAAATCAACTAAAACGCTTGATTTTATAGGCTTTTTTATTTGCTAACAGCGTCTTGATATCCAATCTGTTGCCTCAATTAAGTAGGCTAATTCAATTATTACATATACCGATCAAACTGGAATTTACAATGCCTTAGTAAAACAAATAATCCTGTTGGCTTCTGCAAAACCCACAGCCTTATGGAAATGAAAGCTGCCAGTATTCTCTATTTCGCAATCACTTGCAAACTCCTGACAGCCATTGTCCTTTGCCCATGCTTCGCACTCTACTAACAACTCTTTGGCATATCCTCTGTTTCGATACCTTTCCTTGACAAAAATCCCTTCCAAGTAGCCAACAGGAGTTGTCTTTGTTCCTTCAACATAGTCGTATCGCAACTGACACTGCGCAAAACCTATGGGGATATCATTTTCATATTTCAAAAAAAATCGAGACTTGCCTTGAGAAATTATTTCAGAAAATTCTGTCATCAGTTCATTAACAGAACAGCTATCCCATAGCAAGGCAGCTAAATTTGCAAGCGTTTTTAAGTCTTTTTTCCCTGCTTTTTGTATCATA